TCAAGTAAAAGAAAAAATGACGGATGAAAAAGGAAATATGCTTCCATTGTATAAACAAGTACAAGCTGACCCATCAGTAAGAAATAAGAATGATAGAGATGGAGTTAGTTATAGGGATGTATTCTACAGTAGATGTGGAATATGGTTAGAAGAAGCTAATAACAATATACTTGATGGAATCGAACGAGTACGAGACCTTATGTATAGGGGAAAATTGAAGATATTTATAAATTGTGTTAATATGAAAGAGGAAGCTCAAAATTATAAGTGGAAAAGTGATAAGTCTGGGGAGTCAAAAGATGTTCCAGTGGACAGAAAAAACCATTTGATGGATGCCTTAAGGTATTTATGTATGGGGCTTCCAGATAATTTAAGAGATTGTTATATAGGAAAACTAAATATTGGTACAGATATTTCTACTAGAGTTAGTTTAATACAAGATGATGTAGACTTAGATGAAAATGGTGGGGTTTATGGATTTGGAATGTATGATATGAATGGAGGTATGATTAATGAGTAATGAAGAACTATCTAAATTAGTGATTCAACTACAAGCTGACATTAAGGATATTGAGGCAAATTTTGATATTAAGCTCAAAGAACTTAAAGATGAAATTGCTGTATTAAAAGTTGAAAACGATAATGATGGTATTTATTTAGATGGATGTAATAAGGTAGTACAAAATTATATACAAAGTAACATTAGTAAGGAGGATAAGTAATGGCTAAGAAAGAAAAAGAAGTAGAAATTTATGATATTGATATGGAAAAAGATAAATCAAAGAAATATTTAAAGCTATTTGAAAAAGCGAGAAATTTTAATTCTTCCAGAATGGAATCTTATGCTGAAAATATGGCTTTCTTCCAAGGAAATCAACATTTACTTGCAAGGTACAAAACAGAACAACCTTGGATAGTAAATATGAATACCCCTTATGCTAAAGTTGCAATAGAAAATAGATTATCTTCTTTATGGGCTAACGATTATGAAGGTGAGTTATTGCCTTTATCAAAAGATGATGTAGAACCTGTCGAAATTTTAAATGAACTATATAAAAGGGAGTGGAGAAGATTAGACATAGATAAGTATATAAGAGATTGTACTGCAAAAGGTGCTGTTGTGAGAGAAGCTTATATACATATTTATGTAGATAAAGATGAAACAGTTGGTGGTAAAAATAATAAAAGATTAGGTGCATTAAAAGTTAAAACTTATGAGCCTAGTGCTGTATTTATTGACCCAACAGTTAGGAAATTTTCAGATGCTAATTATATATTTATAGCAGGTAGAATCCAAAAAGAGATTGCTATGAGTAAATATCCTAAATTAAGAGCATTTGAAAACTCAGGTTCTAGTATGTCTCCATCAGAAAGAGGGGAAATTTATTATGATAATGATTACAGTACACAGCAAGAGGATGTTTGGACAGAATTAACTTATTATGGTAAAACAAAGGGTAAAGTTAAGAGAGTTACACTTATAAATGGTATCATTGTAAATGAAAAGGAATTAAGTCTTAAACAAATACCTATTGCACAATTTAGATGGGTAAAAGCAGCACAAAGTTGTTATGGTTTATCTCTAATGGATGATTTACTTAGTCTACAAAAAGCAATATGCTCAATAGAAAGTGCTATCACCAATACTGCTATTGCTTATGCAGCTCCTAGCTTAATGGTAAGAAAGGGTTGTGGTATTGACCCTAAAGTTTTAGCAAAAACTAATGGAGCTCCAGGTGTTGTATATGCCATTAATGGGGACTTAGAAAATGCTATCAAACCAGTTACACCACCTAGAATTAATCAAGATATTCTTAATATTAAGACAGATTATGAGTTAAAAATTAAAGAAATAAGTGGAAATACTAACCAATTCTTAGGAGATATTGGTACTGCTGGTAATACAAGTAATGGTACAGAGTTAGCAATAGAAAGAGCAAAAGTAATAGAAATAAATATTACAAATAATATTGCTGAATTTGTAGAAGATATAACAAATATTCTAATTGAATATATAATTACACTATATTCAGGACAATTATTAACTGCTTATGATGGAAAGAATGAAGATGGAAACTATGAATTTACTGAGTTCCAAGTTCCAGAAGAAGAGGTGTTCAAAGATATGTCTTATAAGTATTATATTGAGTTAGATAAAAAGACACCATATAGTAAACAAGCTCAAAAGAAAGAGCTTATGGATTTATTCCAGATGGAAAGACAATATGATACACCTATAAAGACTATAACAGTTGCTGATATAGTTAGAAATTCAGATATAGAGAATAAAGATGAAATACTTAGAAGATTTAATACACTTTCAAAACAAGATGCACAAGAAAAGGCTGAGACTATAGAAGAGTTAATTGCTATATCTAATGAGCAAGGTATAGACCAAGAATTAGTAACTGCTGCAATTAGTGAAGTAATAGCTTCTGCTGAGGAAACTCCAGCATTAGACCAGTTATTAGATACAATAGAGCAAAATTTTGAAGCACAACTACAACAACAAGAGCAAATGATGGCACAACAAGAACAAATGGCACAAATGCAACAACAAGCTCAAGCTAATACTTTACAAAATAGTGGAATAAATGCTTCCCCTGATGCTATAAATGCTGCTCAACAGATAATGAATGGAGAAATAGCTCCAGAAGATGTAATGATGTAAAGGATGTGTTAAACATCCTTTTATTTTGCTCTTTACAAAATAAATGTTTTGTTTTATAATTATAGTGATGAACATAATCACTTTGTACCATAGCAAAGAGAAATAAATATGAGTATTAAACCACTTTGTACCATAGCAAAGTAAAATAAGTATGTGTTAGGAAAGAGGAACGATTATGCCAGAGTTGAATAGTATAGATGATATTGATAAGATGTTAGATGCAGAATATTCTAATTTAAAGGAAGAAAGTGTTACAGAAGAAGTAAGTGAAGAACCTGGAGTTGCTGAGGAATCTCAAGAACCAGATACTGAGGTTGCTGCTGAAGAAACACCTGCTGAAATTAAGGAGGAAGAACCTGCTGAACCTGAAACTCAAGAAGTTAAACCTGTGGAAAGTAAACCTACAAAAGATGAACAACAATCTTATTCTTTTAAAGCTCTTAGAGAAGAGAGAGATAACTACAGGAAGCAAAGTGAACAATATGAAAGTGATAGTACTTTCTTAAAGGAACTTGCTGGTTATTATGGGTACACTGATAGTGATGCTTTCAAGAAAGCTTTAAGAGATGCTCAGTTAGAGAAAGAAGCTACAAATAAGGGGGTTGACCCTGTTATGTACAAAGAACTAAGTGAACAAAGAGAAAGAATTAGACAGTTGGAAAAGGAACAAGAAACAAGGGAACTTAATATCAAGGCTGAAGAATTTAATAATGCTGTTGAAGATATTAGTAAAGAATTAGGTCTTGGAGAAGATGGAAAAGACATTATATTCCAAAGATTAATAGATAATGGTTACACACAACTAAACCAAGTCTTAGAATTACCTAATGTTAAACCTTTATTAAAAGGTATATTATCTGACTATGTTAAAACATCAGTTGAACAAAAGCAGATAAAGGCTATTGAAAAGGTTAATTCTGTTTCAGATAGCCCTGCTAATGATAGTGGAACTGATACTGGAGTTAGTTTAGATGATATAATTGCTAAAGAAATGAAAAAATATAAGGAAGATAACTTCCTATAAGAGAAAGGAATAAGTGATTAAAATGGCTGAAATTACATATAATGCTTATAGTACACCAGCTGAAACTACTTTGGCTGTGTTACAAAGAAATGGGCTTTCAGTAACAGAATATTTTTCTAAAAGAATTTTAGAAATGATTAAATTAGAAAAGGAAAACTTTGTATTTACTACTTTAGGTGTTGAACAAAATTTACCTAAAAATTTAGGAACAAAAACATTTACAGTTAGAAGATATAACCATTTACCAGTTGGAGACCATCAATTAATTGAAGGTAAAACTCCTGCTGCATTAAAACCAGAAGGACATAAAGTATCTGGTACAATTAACCAATATGGTGCTTTAATGGAAGAAACAGATGTAGCTGCTGATATTCACTTTGATAATATCAAAACTATTTATCAACCAGAATTAGCAAGACATGCTGCTGAAGTAATCGAAAGAAACGTATTAGCTTCATTTACAGATGCTTCTGAATACTTTGTTGGAACAGGAAATGATGATGTTGATGACCTTGATAGTTCAGACATCTTAAAATTCCAAGATTGTAGAATAGTAGCATTAGGAATGAAAAATGCTAATAGAAAAGGACATAAGAAATATAATGGAAAATTTGTTGTAGTAATGCATCCAAATGTAATGCAAGATTTACTAGATGATGCTGTATTACTTAACAAAATTATGGTTCCAGGAAATGATAATACACCAATTAAGAAAGGTACATTAATGAGTTATGAAGTATTTGGAATGGCTTTTGCTGAATCATTAATTTGTCCAGTAGCAAAGAACTCAGGTAATTACAATGTATACACTTCTTATTGCTTAGGTTATGAACCTTACATGGTATTAAAACTAGGTGGTCAAGATGTTAAATTCTATGATACAGGATTTACTGCTGATAAAGCTGACCCACTAGCACAAAAGGCAACTTTTGGTTACAAATTATGGACTGGTGCTAAGATTATAGACCCAATGACAATAACTGCTATCTATAGTTGTTCAGGATATGATATTGCATTATATGATGACACTAACGATACTTGGGGTAAAGCTGCTAGTCAAACTAACATTAGTGCTTAATGATAAAATAAACCACTCTTGTAAAAAGGGTGGTTTTTTATTATAATTAGAATAGGTGATGGAAATTTGAAAAATATATTTTATTTTAAAAGTATCAATAAAATAGGGGGTACGGAACAATTTTTATATGAGGTTGCTAAGAAGTATAAAGATTGGGATATAACTGTTTATTATGATGAAGCAGATATTGGACAAATACAGAGATTACAAAGATTTGTAAGGTGTAAAAAACATATCCCAGGTGTTGTTGTTAAATGTGAAAAGGCATTTTTTAACTTCAATGATGATATGATAAATGATGTAGATGCTAAGGAATATTGGTTTATTTCTCATGCTATTTATCAAGTGTTAGGAGTTAAACCACCAATAGAGAACCCAAAATTTACACATTATATGGGAGTTTCAGATTATGCTTCTAAAATGTTGGTTGATTATGGTAAGAAATTAAAAAAGGATATAAAAGTTTCAACTTGTTATGACCCTTTATCTTTAGAAAAAGTTGATAAAGTACCAATTTTAGTTACTGCATGTAGATTAGATGATGTTGTTAAAGGTGGTGGAAGAACATTAAAACTAATAGAAGCATTGGATGAGTATTGTGCAGAAAATGGTAGAAATTACTTATTTTTGATATTTACTAATCCCAATATTAATGTTAATTTAAACTCTCCTAACGTGGTATTAATGAAACCTAGGGTGGATGTTAGACCTTATATAGCTATGGCTGATTGGGTAATACAGGTGTCAGATGATATGGAAACATTCTGTTATACAGTAAATGAGGCATTAGGATATGGAGTTCCTGTTATTACAACCCCATTAAGTGTTATGGAAGAGTTAAATGTTGATGATAATATGAGAGTTAAATTAGAATACGATTGTTCAAATATTAAAGATGTGGTTAAACAAATCTTTGAAAAAGATGTAAAACCATTTAAGCACACACCACCAAAAGATTCTTGGGATAAATTCTTAGCTCCAGGTGATAGTACTTACGGAAAAGATGATATGGTACGAGTTCAATGTAAGATTGTAGATGGATTTTGGGATTGTGAAGCAGGTAAACAGAGAAAATACAATGAAATTTGGACTACAAGCTTAGAAAATGCTATTCGTTTAGAAAATTTTAAGAACCCTGAGGACTTGAAAAAATATCGTTTAATTGATATAATAGATTAAGAAAGGATGGTATATTTTTATGGCAAATAAAGATGTTGAAAAAACTCCTGTTGTTAAAGAGGAAAAAATAGAAACAGTTAAAGAACCTGTTAAAAAGACAAGTGTAGAAACTAAAATATTTGAGAAAAAAGATTCTTCTTACGAGGAAAGAAAATTAGAAGCTGCAGCTGCTCAAGCAGTTAAAACTGCTGCAAGTGCAAATGCAGAATTAGCATTAAGAGAAAGCGAAAGAATTTATGCACAAGAAAAAAGAACTCACATGCTAACTAGATGTAAGAGTGAACCTGTTGTTACTATCACTCCATCAAAGATGTATGCTAATATTTTTGGTAGTACTTATAGTTTCTATTATAATGGTATTCCAGTAACAGTTAAGTTTGATGGAACTCCACAACAATTCCCTAGATTTATTGCTAATAAGATTCAAGAAAAAATCTTAAAAACAGCAGATGCAAATACCCCTAAGGATGAAACAGTAGAGCTATCTTAAAGACATTGAAAAATGTCTTTTTATTTGGTATAATTTAAGAGAAGAAAGTAGGTGTTAAGAATGACCCTAAAGGAACTTATTGACAATGTAGATTTTGAAACAGATGAAAGTATTGAAGATGAACAATATATTGATGCAACAAATAAAGCAATTTCCATAATAAATGGACATTGTGGTACTTTATTTAGTTACATAAGTGAAATTGATGAGGAGTATACAGATATTCCTAGTAGGTGGATGAGAATTTTATTTGACCCATATATTGCATGGACTATTAAGATGAATGATACATCTTTAAATGAAGCAGATAGATATTTAGAAGAATTTTATAGATGGTTGGAAGAATTTAAAGATGCTTTAGGAACTTTAGTAAATATGTATATAAATGGTGATGAAACTAATGGTGTTAATCCAGACTATATAATTGATGATGGATTTGGTGGAGTATATGCAATAAATACTTCAAATGCCATTAATGTTGGATGGTTTGGCGACCAAGGTAATGGTGGAAGTTATTAAGAAGGTGATATAAATGGGGACTTATCAACGTTTTAGGGGGAATAGTGAGAATAAGCTATTCTACCTTATAGATGACTTATATGGAGGCATTAATACCGAATATAGTGATGATGCTTCACAAAGAGGAGAATTTAGACAAATAGTCAATTTTGATTTAGATAAAAGAGGATGTTTAGCAAAAAGAAAAGGTTTTGGTAAATTAAGTGCTTTATCACAAATATTTAGTGAACTTATCCCTTCAGCAAACGTTCCTGTAGTTAAATTAAAATCTGATAATTACCCTAATCCAGAGGAAACTAATGATAATATAGTTTATATGAAGTTATTAACCAATGATAATAACTGTTTTAGAAACTTATCAGCATTTAGTGGTGAGAAGGCTTATAGAAAATATCAAGAGATGTATGGATTTCAGAATAATACATTTGAGTTATTAATTATAACAACAAATATAGAAAATTCTAATTCAACAGCATGGAGATATAAGGTAACATTACCACCATTAATAGAGGGTAGTGATACAGAAACAATAGAAGTAACTTATGAAAAAACTATATTGGCTGTTGTATTTCCATGGAATAGAAATTTAGTAAATGTGGATACATTAGAGTATTACAATAAAATATACTTTATACAAAATGATAAAGGGTTAGTTACTTATGATAGAACAGCTCAAGCATTAGGGTCTGCATTTTCTTATAGTGGATTTTATGAGTATGATTCAGAACACTCAACTTATACAGTAACAAATGATGCTTATAAGCCAACAGGTTTGGAGATTAGACATGTTGGATTCAATGTATTAGGAGGAGATAATACAAAAACCCCATTATATTGGGTAGACAGTTTAGGATTGAGTACAGATAGTATTCAAGGTATGTTTTTATTAACAAGTGATAATAAACCAGTTATGAGTGTTCCTTATGATAATAGTTTCAAAATAGCTATAATATATACAGGAACCACTGCTTCAACTCCAGCAGATACGTTTAGTATAGAGATTAAATGTGGTACAAGTGATACAGACTATTCTCAAACAGTAAATGCTACATTTGCTTATGATAGTCAACTATCAGCAGCTGGGTCTTTAGCTGTGTATACAGTAAGTGTTGCAACAATCCCAGATAACTATGTACAATTTAAAATAACAAAAACTGGAGCAAGTATAGACCCATACTATGATTATTATACTTTAGGACAGGTTGATGCTGAATCTAAATCAGTAGAACAATTATCTTTAGAAGATTATAGAATGATAGAGTTTTATTCAAGAGCTTTATATTATAAAGGTAATACATTGTGGTTTAGTGATGTAAATAATTTCAGTTATGTTCCTAACTATAACTATATTGAATTACCACTAGAACCAATGGATGAAATAGTAAAAATAGCATTTTTCAGAAATGTATATGTGATATTTACTAAATATAAAATATATAAAATGCAAGGTCAAGATTTTACATCAACAGATTTTAGTATAACACTATTAAATGATAGTTTAGGTTGTTGTGCTGGAGATACAGTTGTTCCTATTGAAAATGTATTATATTTTGCAAGTAATAGAGGATTATATATGCTTACAAGTAATTATTCATATAGTACAAATACAAGTGCTGTAACATTTGAAAATGTTAAAGAACTTGATGATAAAGTAAAGACTTTAACAAGTAATTTTACTTACTATATAGGACAATTAGATGAACCAGCTATTAGATATAATGGAATTAGTGATAAAGCAGTAGCATTAAGATATAAAGATAAATATATGTTATTTTATAATACTTCTTATGAAGAAGGAGATTATGCTGCTGAGAACAATATAGATGTGTTATCTTATAATTATGAATTAAAGGCATTTACTACAGGAAGGTTTACTTATAAGCCAACATTCTTATTTACTGTAGATAACGCAATAGAGACATTTGTTACATTCCCAGATAGGTCTACTTTTGATGATGAAGAAGATGTTTTAGAATATGATTTTACAAGAAATCAAAGTGGGACAATCGAAGATGAAACAGAGAATGGTTATAATGGTAAATTAATGGGCAATATTTTATGTTCACCAGGTGAGGGAGTTAGCTTCTCTAGTTCTAATTCCAATATTACCCTTGGGACATTAAATACACAAATTGATGGTGGAATAAATGTAGAAATGGAATTAGATACTACTAATCCAAGTAGTTGTACTATATTAGATTTTAGTCAAAGCAGTAGTTCATCTGGAAGTGTTCCATCAAGGGGAACTATAACATCTAATACAGTTTATAGTCATTATACTTCACTTGGATATGTAGCAACTCCTAATCGTTCTACAGGAATGACAGATATAGAATATACATTAAAACTACATAGAACCAGTTTATCAGCTAATTTAAACAATACCTGTAGTTACTCTGTTAGAGATGCTAATGGAAATGTCTTATTTTCTGCTAATAATGTAACATTCTCATTTGCTTCTGGTGCTACAGAACTTGTATTAAAAACAGGAATTATAAGTGTTAGTGGTTCAGTAGATTACATAAATACATGGACATTGAATTTTAGTTCTAGTTATAATACAACACGTACTGAGTATAGTGGGGATGAAAAGAGTGGTAGTAAAAAGGTTGTTACAACTCAATTATCCTATGCTTATATAAAATATTCATGGGCTGCAGTACCAGACGGTGAGGGGTGTGAATTAACCTTCTCAGATGTGGCATTAGTATGGTCTGGGGGCTTAACAAATAATGCAGGTAAAATAACTATAAAGGTTGATGGTGAAAGCCTAACATTCTCAATGCCAAAGAATAATTGGGCAACAGGAACAGGTACTCATACTGCATATAGTACTACAAGTTCTAAGTCCATTTATATAGATTATACAGGTTCATACTCAGCAATTATTAAAGCTAGTTATAATATAGCAGCCAATATTAATGGAACATATTATTCAAGTATTAGTACTGCTGAGCATAGTATAAGTTTACCAAAGTTAACACAAAGTACTTATACAACTACAACAGCTATATCACTTTCTGGAAGTGGTGAGGTTGTAATTACAAGAATATTAGATATAGACGGTACTACAACACTTACTTATGACGCTGCAAATGATAGGTTAGTGTTTACAATAACAAGTTCAGGAAATAGTCTAGTAGTAACAAGTCCAGATAATGTAGGATTTAGTGGAGACCATACATGGTTGTTTAAAGCTTTAGATAGTTCCACATTTGCAATATATAAAGATGGCAAACTTGTAGATGGAACCACATGTACTGGTAATTTAACTATTACATATTTGCTTAGAGATATTAACTATGTAGGTAATAATAAAGATTTATCAAGTCATTTCAATGGAGAAATAAAAACATTAAATATATATGATAATTCTGATACTTTATTAAGTTACGTGTTTAATGCAGGTTCAGGAAATGCTGTGTATGATACAGCTAATAATATTCTTGCTACATTAAATAATACAACTTGGGTTACAAATACAGGGTGTCAATTTAATGGTGGATATATACAAATACCAACACTTCCTGCTAGTATACCATTTGAAAATGGGTTTATAGTGACAGTAGATATGAAATGTAATAATCCATCAGATTTAACAGCAGTATTTGATTTTGCTAAGAGTTATGACACTACAGGTTCTGGTAATAAGAAATGTAGTATTAATGGAGTTATAAGTAACTTATCTTATCAATTAGAGTCAACAGGAGCTAGTGGAAAAAGATTTAAAATAGGTTCTAAAAATGTGGATTTAACTGAAAGACATATTTATGAATATTCAGCTATAGATAATGGAAATGGCTATACAATACAATTAAGTGTAGATGGTACTGTAGTTTTGACAGATAGCACATATTCAGAGTATAATAGTATTAGTAATATTAATAGGGAAAGTAATTTTATAGGTAGAAGTAATACTCCAGGTGTAGGATTATTTAATGGTACATTATATAGTTTCTCATTAAAGACAGCAAAAACAGACCATGCGATTGTATATTCTCCTAGTATATTTGAGTATGATACAACTTATGATGAGTTTGGTGAACCTATGGATATTATGTTAGAAACTAAAGCTTATAACTTAGCATATCCACAACATATAAAGAAATTGAAAAAGATATTCTTAAAGTTAATAGGTGGATATAATTATAGTGGATTATTCTTTGAAGTTTACTGCGATAATCTTAGAATCAATAACACAGGGAGTTATATAACATCTATAGATAGTAATGGCTCAGTTGTTTATGATTATGTTCCAGATGAGAACTTACTAATAGATGCTAGTGATTCTAGACTAAACCTAGTACAACTAAATAAGGGTAGATATGGAGAACAAATTTACCAAATGAGAAAATTTGCAATACCAGCAAAGGGTAAGAACTTCTCATTGAAATTCTATGGAAAAAGCTCTGACAATATGGAATTAGAAAGTATTGGAATGGTATGCAAATTAGGAAAGGTTAAGGAATAGGAGGTAAATTATATGAATGAAAGAATAGACAATAAGTATTTAACAGCTTCTCACAGACCTGGTGAAGTTATATTAGCAGAAGATATGAATGAACTTGAGTCTGTGGTTAAAGCAGGAATAAATGCTAACTATGAAGATATACAAAAAATAGAAGATGGTACTATTATGGTGGGTAATGCCTCTCAATTACAAGGGGCTACCCTATCCACCTATAGTGATAGTTCATTATCAGATGATGATAATAAGTTCCCAAGTTCTAGACAAGTAAAGAGGTATATAGATAGTGCTGATTCTGATTTAAAAGATTATACTGATGGTGAGATAGCAGACCTTAAAGGCTATGTAGATGACCAAGATGCAGATTTACTAAGTGCTTTAGGTGCTTCTCTAAGTCTTGATATTAATGAATCTACTTATGTGGTTACAGTTAGTTTAAAAAACTCAGTTGGTACTGTTCTAAGCACAGGAACTATTGATTTACCATTAGAAAGTGTTGTAGTGAATGGTGGGTATGATAGTGAAACTAAGAAAATAATATTAACATTAGAGAGTGGAAGTACAATAGAATTTAGTGTAGCAGACTTAGTTAGTGGACTACAAACAGAAATTACTTCTAATAATAAATTAGATAGTGATTTAGTGGATGATACCAGTCAAACAAATAAATTTATAACATCTGCGGAACTTACTAAATTAAGTGGTATTGAAACTGGTGCGGAAGTAAACATAATTGAATCAATAACAATTAACGGCACACCAGTTATAGTAACAAATAAAGATGTTAGTTTTACAATACCAACTAAAGTTAGTGATTTAAACAATGATAGTGGATTTATTACTAAAAGTGTAGATGACTTAACTAATTATACAGATACAACAACATTGAATACTGCTCTTGGAGGAAAACAAGAAACATTAGTATCAGGTACTAATATTAAAACAATAAATAATTATTCATTATTAGGGTCTGGTAATATTACTATAGAAAGTAGTGGTGGAACTGCAGATTATGACCAGTTAAATAACAGACCACAAATAAATAGTGTAACATTAACAGGGAACAAATCATTAAGTGATTTAGGAATAGTTATTCCGACTGTACCAACAAATGTAAGTGCATTTACAAATGACTCAGGTTATCAAACAGCAAGTGATGTAGCAACAACATTAAGTAATGAAGTAAAGTGGGCTTGGTATGGCACATCTTCTACGAGTGCTTCTACACAAGCAAAAGTTGTTACTTGCGAAGGTTTTAAGTTAGAAACGGGTTCAGTAATATTTGTAAAATTTGATAACGCTCAAACTTATAATGGAGCACCAACTTTGAATGTTAATGGCACAGGTGCAAAAACGGTTCAAATTAAAGGTGGAACTTCAGGAATAATATATATGTGGAGTCCTGGTGAAATAGTTGGATTTGTTTATGATGGAACGTATTGGGTAGCAATACAAAAAGCATTAGCAACAAAAACTTATTATGGTATGACTAAATTATCGTCAAGTGCCACAAGTACATCTGATTCCCTTGCTTTAACACCATCAGCGTTAACAAACACTATGAACTATATCGTAACAGGATTAGATATATATTCTAGCTCATCAACTTATGCAATCGGTGATAGGGTTAGATATGATACAAAAATGTATGAATGTAGTACAGCTATCACAGAAGCAGAGTCTTGGACAGCAGAGCATTGGACAGAGTTATCACCATTATTAACACAAGTAGATGAAATAAGGACAAATGCTGAAGCTTTAACATTAGCTACAAGTGGCTGGGAGTTAAACTCAGAAACTGATTTATATGAATATGAAGTTACAAATGTAAATGTAACTACAAATCATAAAGTAGATTTAATTTTAGATATAACAAATCAAGCAAAATTTACAGGAAGTGCTTATACTGAAACATTTGCTGGTTCATATAAGATTTATACTGATGAATTACCAGAAGAAGCAATAAGTTGCACTGCTTATATAATAAAAGTAGGTGTGTGATATGAGTAGATTACCAAACACTTATCAAGAAGTAGAGTACATACAAAGTAGTGGTACACAGTATATTGATACGGGAGTAAAACCAAATACTAATACTACTATAAAAACAAAAATATATATAACAAAAAATTCTCAGTCTCCGTTTTCTTGTAGATGGTCAGGAGCACCAGAATATGATACATTTGGTGCGATTATTGGTAGTACGGGGCTATTAGGATTGTATTACGGTAGATTTTCCGATGGAAAATATACGGGAAATATATCATACAATAAATCAATTGTACACGATATTGAAATAAATATGGATAATATTATTTTTGATGAAAACAAGATATCAATTACACGTGGTTCATTTACGTCTACAGAAAATATGTACCTTGGTGCTTTTAATAATATGGGTGAAGCACTAAATCTGATAACTGGCAGAATATACCCAATGAAAATAAAAGAATCCGACATTATAGTTCGAAATCTTATCCCTGCAAAACGCAATTCAGATGGTAAACCGGGAATGTATGATATAACAAATAGTGGAAAGAATTTGTTAGATACAAGTACATTACAACATGGAATTATATCTCAAAGTGATGGTAAGACAATAACTCCAAATGGCACTATTTCATACACACCATATATAGCAGTAGAACCAAGTGAAAAATATATGGCAAGTAGTAGTGTAAGTGGTTTAACAATTAGATGTTTTTATTATGATGAGAATATGAATCATTTAAGTAATGCACTAATTGGTTATCCATTAACAATACCAAGTGATACTTACTATATAAGACTACAATTAAATGATAGTTTTATTAATGAATTAATGCTTGAAAAAGGAAGTATAAAGACACCTTATGAACCATATCCATTTTATACCAATTCAGGTACTGGAGAATTTACAGTAGGTCCAGATGTGTTGTATGGTCAATTAGGTGGTGTAGATGTAGCAAAGAACCCAGGAATAGAAGTTGTAAATGGAATAATAGAACAATATAAAGCAAGTACAAGTACAATAGACGCAAATACATTTGTAGAGTTTGTTGACAATATGTGGACAAATACTGATACTTCATTAACATCTATTGCCAATTCTAGTGGCTATGCAGGTGCAGTACTAATAGATGATAATAAAGTATTTATAGCTCATCAAAGTGATGGAACAAATAAGTATCTAAATGGGGTTATATGTACAATATCAGGCACTACAATAACACCAGGAACAGATACTACATTAGTATCCACTTCAGATTCGGCTTATATGGCAAATGGTTCAAGTGCAGTATTAATAGATACAGACAAAGTATTTATAGCCCACGCAAGTGATGGAACAAATAAATATCTAAATGGAATAGTGTGTACAATATCAGGCACTACAATAACACCAGGAACAGATACCACTTTGGTTAATGTATCCAATAGTGCCACTATATTAAGTCCTGTATTAATAGACACAAATAAAGTATTTATAGCACATTCAAATAATTCTTCAAACTATTATCTAAATGGGGTTATATGTACAATATCAGGCACTACAATAACACCAGGAACAGATACTACATTAGTATCCACTCAATATGCAGGTAATGTTGCAAGTATTGCTTTAATAGACACAAATAAAGTATTTATAGCCCATCAAAGTAATTCAAACTATTATCTAAATGGAATAGTATGTACGATAAGTGGAACAACAATCACAACTGGTACTGATACCACATTAAGAAGCATTATGTATTCAAGTAATGGTGCAAAAGTATGTTTTATAGACACAAATAAAGTATTTATAACTCATAATTCAGGTAAGATATATCCAGACTCCAGCCCCACATATTACCTATATGGAATAGTGTGTACAATATCAGGTTCTACAATAACACCAGGAACAGATACTACAATATATACATACGCCTATTCAGCATATGGTGCAAGTATTGCTTTAATAGATACAGACAAAGTATTTATAGCTCATCAAAGTGATGGAACAAATAGATACCTAAAGGGAATAATATGTACAATATCAGGTACTACAATAACACATGGTACTGATACTACATTAATATCAACAACTCAATCTGCTGTTGATGCAAGTGCAGTATTAGTATATGACAATAAAGTACTTATTGCACATAAAAGTGATAGCACAAATGGATATTTAAATGGAGTAATAGCAAACTTAAAAAAGATAACAGCAGCAACAGCACAAATAGATGGTGTAACAGTATCAAAATGTACTACAACAACAGCAGGGAAGGTGTATGTATTATGATAGGTAAAGTATATAAAAAACGAGTTAGTTCAAGTGATATAGTAAATGGAATAATAGAACAATATAAAGCAAGTACATCAACAATAGATGCTAATTCATTTGTAGAATTTGTTAATAATATGAGTACAGGTATTGATACTACATTGGTTGCAACAAAAAATTCTTATCTTTATGCAAATGCAGTATTAATAGACACAAATAAAGTATTCATAGCACATTCAAATAATTCTTCAAACTATTATTTAAATGGAATAGTATGTACGATAAGTGGAACAACTATAACAACTGGTACGGATACTACTATTATACAATCTGCTAATTTGGGTGTGGATTTAAACGCAATAACTATTGACACAAACAAAGTATTCATAACGCATAGTAGTGATAGTACAAATAGATATCTAAATGGAATAGTATGTACGATAAGTGGAACAACTATAACAAAAGGTTCTGATACAACATTAGTTAATGTTCGATACTCTTCTATGGATGATGGGTCAAATATTGCTAAAATTGATACAAATAAGGTGTTTATAGCACATAGAGATTCTAGTTCATATTTGAGCGGTTTTATTTGCACAATAAATGGAACAACAATAACAAAAGGTTCTGATACAACATTAATATCCCAAACAAGTTCTTATGGTTATCCTCAAATATGTTTAATAGACACAAACAAAGTATTCATAACACACCGTAGTGATAGTACAAATGCTTATTTAAATGGAATAGTCTGTACTATATCGGGTACTACAATTACAGCAGGGACAGATATTACATTAGTTTCTGCATCTTATTCTGCAAATAGTTATTGTAAAATATGTTTAATAGACACAAATAAAGTATTCATAGCACATAGTAGTGGTAGTAGCACAAACTATTATTTACAGGGAATGGTCTGTACTATAAGTGGAACAACAATAACAAAAGGTTCTGATACTACATTAGTTAATGCAAATTATTCAAGTGTTAGTGTGAATGCAGTATTAATAGACACAAATAAAGTATTTATAGCACATAGTAATGATAATACAAACTATTATCTAAATGGAATAGTCTGTACAGTATCGGGGAGCACAATAACAACTGGTACGGATACAACATTAATTAATGCAAACCGTTCTTCTTATAGAACAAGTGCAACATTAATAGACACAAATAAAGTATTCATAGCACATAGTAGTGATAATACAAACCAGTATCTAAATGGAATAATGGTGGTTTTAACCCCAACTATTAAAACTTCAGAATCAAAAATAGAAGGTCTTACAAAAGAAGAAATAACAACATCAACTGCTGGTGATGTTTGGGTATTAAATCAATAAAGAAAGGAAAGTGATTTTAAATGAAATATGTAATCACAGATAAAGATGATGTAGTTATCGCATTATCAACAAGATTTAATGATAACAAAGAAATTAGAAATTTAGAACTAGATGACTTTAATATTGCTTATGCTCCAGATGAAGAATTTAACGTATATCAAGTAATTAGCGTACCAGCAGAAGTAGAACCTAGTAAATATTGTTATGATGAAACAAATGGTTTCTATACTAACCCAAATTACGTTTACTATTATTCTGATGAAGAAAGAATATCAGCATTAGAAGATATGATGAATGAAATCATATTAGGAGGTATGTAATATGAACGATAGATTAAGACATTATTTAACAATGCAAATAAGACTTGGTAGATTAACATTAGAAGAAGTATTAGCAAAGTATCCAAATTTTGAAATGGAGGAATAGAAATGAAATTAAAAAATAACACTTATGATTTATTAAAGAAAATAGCAATGTATTGGTTACCAGCACTAGCAACTGCAGTAGTTACTATATTTGAAATATGGAATATACCTTATGGAACTGAAATTGCTGGAACAATAATGGCAATAGATACATTATTAGGTGCTATATTAGGTATTTCAACAAAGAACTATAATAAAGCAAAAGAAGTAGTTACAAATGGAGAATCAATAGACGAATTTGAAGAAGATTCAGAGGAAGAATAATTATGAACTTAAAACAAGTTAAAAAATACATATTCAAAGATGAAGATGCAAAAGTATCTATATCAAGTGGATATGGAGAAAGAGTACATCCTATAACAGGGGAAGTAACATTCCATTATGGTATAGACTATGCTACTTATGGTAAGAACTTACCTTTATACCCAATAACACGTGGTAGAGTAGTACAAATAGGTAAAGACAGTGTAAGTGGTAATTATATATTTATAAAATATCCAACACTAGGAATAGAGAGTTTTTACTGCCACATGAAATCTAAACCAAAAGCAAAAAAGAATCAGTTAATAGAAGCTGATACTTTAGTAGGATATGTGGGTACAACTGGTTCAAGTACAGGAGAACACCTACATTTAGGTATCAAGAAAACAAAAGTATATGTAGATAACGAATTTAGTAATTGGGTTAACCCAGCAGACGTTAAATTAAAAACAACTGCTACAACAAAAAAAGAAACTAAATTTAGAAAGAAATGTACTTATAAAAGCAAACTATGGTGTATGATACCAAAAGGCGAAAAAGTAGAATATATATCTAAAAACGTAAGAAAAGATAGTCATTATACATATAGCAAGATAAAATGGAACGATAAAATAGGTTATGTAGTAAGTGGTAATTTAGAATAAAAGAGCATATAATTGCTCTTTTTTATTTAATATGTTATAATTTAATAGAAGAAAGTAAGGTGATTTTTATGGCTTCAAGTGGAGCAAAAAAAGAAGCAAAAAGCCTACTAGGAAAATTTGATAGTTCAGGATATAAAGAGCAACAAAGTGCTGCAAAGAGTATATATGATACATCTCTTGCAGATGCTGAGAACCAATGGACTAATTTACAAAATAGATTAACTGCAAATAGAAAAGCAAGTGCAACTGATTTCTCTAGGGGTAGAAGTAATGTTTCAGAATCAGACTACCTTGCAAATAGAGCAAATGCAAATAGAAGAACAACTGGTGGTCTTGATACAACTGGTTTTGATACAGCAAGTAATTTAGGTAATAGAATGGAATTAGGTAGACAATATAGTGATTTAGCAAATACCTATTATAATGCTTTAGAAGGTATAGATAGAAGTGAAACAGAAGGACAACAAGCTTATGATATGGCTCGTAGACAGGCTGGAGACATTTATAATAGTGCTTTAGCAAATATAAATTTAGCTAAACAAGGTGCACAAAATCAATATAATGCACAATTAGCAAGTTTAGCTGAGGGGATACAAAGTAGATGGGATGCAAATGCTAATGCTGCAGCTGCTAGAGCCCAACAACAAAAACAATTTGATGATGAGTATGAAAGATACAGAGCTCAACTTGCTGGTTCTATTATTGCACCACTACAAGATGATTTAACTATGGGTAACCTTTCTAGTGTAGTAAAGAATCTTCGTGGTAATAAATATACTATTGACCAAATTAAAGATTATTTAGATGCTTATGGAATAAATTATGGTACAAAATATGTTATTAATCCTGATGGTACAATTTCAGGTCTTACAACACCTGCTACTTTACCAAAAATAGGTGCATCAACAAGTTCAGTTTTAGTTCCCTCTACAACTTCTAGTGGAAAACCTAATTTGGTTTCACCTACACCTTATCAGGATTTATTAAATAAGAGTAATCCTTATTTCAATAGATAGGAGGTAGATTATGGCTAATACTAAACAAACTAAAAAGTATCTTGGTGGTTGGGATACAAGTGCTTATGATGACTTATCAAGGGCATCTAGGCAAGCCTATGCAACTAATTGGGATATTCTAAAAGATAGATTTGCTAACTTAATGGCAGAAGCAGATGCTAAACAACAAGAAGCTGTTAGAAACTATAATAACACTTTAGCAGACCAAACAAATTCTACATTTAATGCACAAAGAGCTATTGACCAGAACTTATCAAATAGAGGACTTGCTGAAAGTGGTGTTAGAAATTTAATAAATCAAGAGCAAACTAGAGCTGTTGGTGGAAGTACTAATACTGCATTAGGTAAGTTAATGAATAGTACAAGTGATGTAGTTAATGCTCAAATTAGTGGGTTAAATGATTTAGTTAGTGGTGGGAATAAACTTAATGAGAAACAATTATCAGACCAATTAGACATACTTGCTGATAAACAAGCAGCTGATATGGAAGGACAAAGATTAGCAGCCCAACTAGCAGAACAAGAAGCAGCAAGAGCCTCTAGTGGTAGGGGTGGAAGTAGTGCTCAAGATGAAGAAAATGATGAGAAATATAGAGAGTTAGCAATATGGGCACTTCTTAATAATTTAAATCCAGAAACTGGAGAGGCTATTGATATATCAGATGGTGAAAAAGGATTCATACTAAATACAATGTATGGTGTTCCAAATGCTCAAGATGTAATAAAAGGTTTTGAGAGTAAGATACTTGGTAAAACTGTAGATGATACAACTACTAAAGAATATAAACAACTAAATAAAACTAGCAATTTATTAGATAATTATAATAAGCAACTTGCTACTCTACAACAAAATGGAATTTCTAATCCAGCTTATGGTAATTTTTCTAGAAACTATCCAAACTTCAATGGAAATTTAGCAACTCAAATACAAACATTAGAGGATAAGATTAGGAAAACTCAAGCTAAATATAATGAACAACTCCTAAAATATCAAAACACGCCAGAATATTTAGAGAAAAATGCTTTAGAAAAATTTAAAGATATGACATTAGAGGATTATTATAATATTATGTATGGAAAGAAATAATATAAGGAGGAGATTGATATGCCAAACTATAAAAATATAAATAAAAAGGTTTCTAAAATGTTAGCATCTCCTTCAAAATCCACTTCTCAAACACTTGATAAACAAATATCCAATTATAAAACAAGACTTAATGCAGCTGGAGTTGATACTGATAAAGCACTAGATAAAAGAAACTTTATAGAAAAAGCCTTAAATTTAAGACAAAACCAAAATATACTATTTGATATATTTGAGCTTATTAATAGACCACAACAAGCCCTATTTGGTGGTTGGAAAGCTTCTCAAGAAGGTGAAGATTTTTGGGAAGGGGCTAGAAGAGGAATCACTGGTGAGCAAGATACTCAATTTAAAGACATACTTAAGAACTATGGTATGGAGGATAGGGAAGGTAAACTAGACTTAGTTGATGTATTAGGATTTGCAGGAGATGTATTTGTTGACCCTATGGACATTCCTCTTATACCAGTAAAAGCTGTTGGTACAGCAGGTAAAGTTGCTAGTAAAGCAGATGATATTGCTGATGCAGCACGTGCTGTTGCTAAAGGTGCTAGTAAAGCAGATGATGTTGTAGATGCTGCAAAAACTACATATAAACTTATTAGCCCTACAGAAGGAGTTGGTAGGCTAGCAGCCAAAGGTGTTAAAGGAACAGTTAAAGGTGCAGATAAATTAATAGAAAAAGGACTTGGAGCTGTAGATAAAGCAAAAGGTATAGACTATGCCAATGCTACTGCTAAATGGGCTTCTGACCTTGGTAAAACAGGTGATGGTAAAGGTTTATTAGAAATATATAAAGGACTTAAGAATGAGGTTGCTTCTAAATTCAGTACTAAATTATCAAGAAATGCAATAGCTGCAGATAGAACAAATAAAGCAAGAGAATATATGTTAGCTCAACATCTTGAGAATACTAAAGGGGAATTAATGGAAGCGGCTGAAAAGGCAGCTAAGAAACTAGGTAAATCCACTGAAGAAGTACTTAAAGACACAAATAAAATTAGAGATGTTGTATCTCAAATTAGTGTAAGAGATTTATTATCTGATGGTGTTAAAGGTAGAATAAAATATACAGATGAAGCTGCAGATGCACTAAAACATTTGGTAGATGATATTGCAGATGATAATTTAGCTAATGAACTTTTAGAACAAATTGGTAAAAACGGAGATAGATTACAACTTGGTGATGCTTGGGATAATATAATTAATAATAAATTCACTGATAAGGCTGGTAATATTAGAACTACTGGTAAAGGAATAGAGGACTTATTTGATAGTGAAAAACTTGATGCATTAATAAATAGGGCATCACTTTATACAAAAAAAGAGCAAAAAGAAATAGATGCTTTAAAAAAACTATATGAAGATATAGTTCCTGATTATGTCAAAGTAGCAGGTGATTGGTACAATAATGCTAATGAAGCTGTAGAGGCTCAATTCTCTGCTTTATCTGGTTTATCAGAGAAATATTGGAACACAAATTCAGATTATGTTAGACACCAAATTAGTGAAAATTATAATGATACAGTTAATAGATTAATAAGTGATTATGGTGCAGATGCAGATGAAGTTAAAAAGTTCCTTATAAATGATAATGCTACAAGTAAAGGCTTAGGTAGTAGTAGATTCTTAAAAAGTAGAGAATATAATATGTCTGCTGGAGAGGCAAATAAACTTAGAAAAGAAGAATTAAAAGCTATCCCAGGACTATCTAAAGATGCTAAAAAGTTTATAGATGAGAATGTTGAATTATTTAGTGATATGTATGATGCAGGTATTGATGCTTATATTGCACAAATGCCAAAACTTGCTAAAAATACTCAAATGATAGATGATGTATTGATTAAACAAGGTTTTGGTGAGTTCGGTAATATGCCTAAAATAACTCAATTTCAAGATAGTATTAAAGCAGCACAAAAGGCTGGTAATGCTGATGAGGTTATTAAACTAACTAAAGAATATAATGATTTGTTAAGTACAACTCCATTTAGATATGTTGATAAGTTTAATGAAATACCAGCAGGATGGGGATTGTTAAAGGGTTCAGAAAAAGAAAAATTATCTGGAACTTTAAAAAGATTAGCTAAACAAACAGGTAATGATAATCTTAATGACTATGCTAAACTATTAAATAATTTGGATAATATTGCTATTGACCCAACAGTAAAAAGGTTGTTAGAATTATCTACTGACACCACTGGTAAAAGTGAATTTGCTAGATTATATAATAATATGTTAAATTACTTTAAAGGTAATAAAACAATGTCATTAACTAACCAAATGAATAATATTGGTGGTAACATGTCTAATATGTATCTTTCAGGTATGTCAAGTAGTGATATAGCAAAATATACTAAACAAGCTGCTGAAGAATTATATGGTTCAGGTGGCTGGGAAAAATTAATAGAAAAAGGTATTGCTGGAAAGCTTACTGGTAAAGACCTTCAAAAATATGAAAGGCTTACTAACTTTATGCAAGACGTAACATTATTAACTGATGATGCTATTGCTAAATCTAAAAACTTAGATGATGTTATTGCTGCAACAAGTAAAGCTAATGGTTCTAAATTACCATTAGATAAGTTAAGAAATGGTTTTGCTAGACTAAATACTGCAGAAGATAGAATATTTAAGTATGCTACATATTTAAAAGCTATGGATGACCCAAGTTTTATACAAAAATTAGGTGTTAGTAATGCTGGAGAAGCAGTAAGAAAAGTATTATTTGACCCAGATAACATGACAGCATTTGAACAAGATTGGATGAGAAAAGTTATTCCATTCTATACATTTGCTAAGAAGAATCTAGCTTTTCAAATAGATAATTTAGGTAAGAATACTAGACAATATAATAGATTAATGAAGGCTTATAATAGTTTAGTTGAGAGTACTGTTGGAGATGGAGAAGAAAATATTGCTGAATATCTAAAGAACAATATGTATATACCAGTTCCAGGTAGTAAAGATAAAGATGGTAATTATAAATTCTTTAGGATGCAGATTCCATTTGGTGATGTAACTGATATTCTTTCTAACCCTGTACAATCAGTAGTAAATAAATCTAATCCAATTATAAAATCTATCTATGAACAAGTAGGTAATAAAAATTTATTTACAGGTACTGAGTTAGAAAAATATCCTGGTGAAAAGAGTAAAGACTTACCATTATTAACAAAAAGACAAGAGAATATCCTATCAGCATTTACAGGTTTAGATGTACCTGCAAAACAAGGTATGAGAGCTTATGAAGATATATCTAGTATGATACAGGGTAATGGTATGCCATTTAACCTTACTACTTTAACTGGTAATACTCAAACAGATGCTATAAATAAACAATACCAAGAAATAGATGAATTACAGAATATAATAAAGAAATATAAAGCAAAAGGGTATAATATAGCAACTATAAATGAGTTAAAGGAAGCCAATAAGAACAGAAAACTAGATTCAGTTAATAATAGATTAAATTCTATATTAAATAAATACAAATAAAAAAGAGTGCGATTAAGCACTCTTCTTTTTTGTTACTCTAATAGTCTTAAATGGTATTGATTCTTTTCTATATTTTTCTAAATCTATTTCAGGATGTTCTATAGATAAAGTTTCCATATCATAGCCACCAGCACGTTCTCCAGTAGATATAGAATAAGTAAATGTTCCATCATCTACCTTACTATCTTCATAAGTTGCTTTAATATAGTCCCCTATTTCTTTTAATTGAGCTTCAATATCTTTCTTTTGTTCATTAAGTACCCCATATTGATAGAATAATTCAGCATCTTCATTATCACTTATATTAACTTCTTTTAATTCTTTAGTCTTAGAGTATTTTTCTATAATATCCCATCTAAAATCTGATTTATCTAAGATTCCATTTAGAATACCATATATACAATTAACCATTTCTTTCATATCATTGATAATCTCATTATCTCTTTTAATAAGTTTCATAACTGGTTTACCTTGCCACATACCTAGAAGTAACCATTGGTCTAGTCCCCATGCTTCCATATAAGCTTGACATTGTAATACATATCCAAAATCTTCAGTAAAACAATGTGATGATGAATTAGAATATTTATTTTCTACTCCAGTTTCTATACCATTGTAGAATGTTCTACCATCTCTTTTACATTTAAGCATATTATCAAAAGCATAAGCATATTCATTATTTCTTTCATCAATAACTATACCTAATTTCTTTTCAAAGTAGTTAAGTGAAGCATCTTCCATACAAGTTCCTAATAACATTCTATCCTCAGAAGCTTCATCTATTTCTCTTTCTTTTTCCCCTAAGTCTATCTCTAGTTGTTCCATTGGCTCTAGGAATCCTACACCAAAATAACTTCCTAAACTACTAGCTATAACATCATAACGTTCCTTCATCTTTTTCACTCCTTATTTTATTTACTATTTCTTCTACTTCTTCAAGTGAGTAGACAACTTTACCTATACCACCGTTCTCATTTATTGCCTGTAATTTCTTTTGTTGTAATAATGTTGGTTTATTTCCAGGCACTTTAAGTTCTATTCCAACATACACCCCTTTATACAAAAAGTCAATATCAGGATAACCATTAGAACAAACCTGTGCTTGGTTTCTCCTAAACCATATTCTTTCTTTTGCTAAATATTTCTTTATTTTATCTTGTAGTTTACCCTCTGGTGTCATCTACCCATTCTTCCTTTTCAGCCCAATTAGTTTTACTAATTTCAGGCTCAGCTATCATAGGAATTGTTTTAATCACATCAGTAACATCTTCCATAATAGCCTTTATATCTTTAATAACATACTCCTCACCCTTAGCAACATAAATTACTAATTCCAATATATTCACATAAGGTCGTTAATCTTATGCCGTTCTCCTATAAACTGCTGCATATCTCTATACAGTTTAGACTATATCTTCAACCATTTAGGCTGCCTCTTACTTCCACCCACTTGGGTGTACTCTCTTACGAGATAGTCGTTGAGGGTAGACCTGCTTTATAGAACATATCATTAATATCATATTTAATAACAAACTCTTGTATATCTTTTAAAAACTCTAACATACCCAATTTATGTATTATAATATATGGATAACATCTTCCATCTTTTTTTCTATCATATAACTTCTTTGCATTAGCTAATGGATAATAATAATTTATTTTATTTATCAATTCACTAACTTCTATGTCATTAAATGTATTACAGTAAATGTTTCCGAACAGTTTTTTCTTATGTAAAGAACCATCATCTAGAAACAAATATATTAAACCTATTTTATCTAAATTCTTAATACATTCCAATTTTGACATATCATATACTTTTGTTATTCTTTTATCAACTCTTGTAGTAAACTTAGGTATCTTTTTATTTTTTATATACCCAGATGTTCCATAAGTTATTCTGGTAGTTCCTATTCCTGCTTTCTCTAACTCAACCTTTTTATGGATTAAATAATCCATTGTAGTACTATTAAACATAATAAATGCGTTTGAGTTTTCATTTCTTCTTACTAGACACCCATCACCTAGTTTACCACTTATTAATAATTGTTCTATCATACAAATCTCTCCCTGCTGATTGCCTATTTACATAAATATATTACCATATATGTTCATGACATACAAGTATTTTTATAACATTTACACTTATATTTTCATATTTTGCTTTAGTATACTTGTCTTTAAGGTTTTCCAGCATATCAAGAGGTTTATACACGACAAATGTGTCTATCGTGTATAGGTAGTACAAACTTACTCTTTTTATCTTTCAAATATTCATCAACTCTTATCTCAAAGGTTTTAACCATATCTGCACAAGTTCCTTGTATTAAATAGTTACATCCTTTATAAAATTGTCTAGAATCATTCATATAATATCTTCTACCATATAGATTTTCTATGAACCCATAAGTACTTAATTGATTATTAACCCAATCTTGATAGGTCTTAATCTTAGGAAATGCTTTATAAAATGCTTGGTCTAATGCTTGAGCTGTCTCAGCATCTACACCTATCTCGGATTGTATAGCTCCTACTCCACCTTGATATACCTTTAGGAAGTTACATTGTTTACCTAGTTTTCTTTTCTTTTTAAACTCAGGACTATCTACAGGTACATCAGGAAATGCGTGTTTAGTGGTTTCACTATGTAAATCAGTAGGTTGCCACTCTTCTCCAGTTCCTTTAACATACCATTTCTTTTTACTAAAGTGCTTTAACATCTCTAAATTATTAGGGTCAAACTCAGTAGTTACCTCATTGTAACACTCATAAGGCATATATGCTCTACAAAGTGTTGTATCGGGGTCTCCAACATACATTGTATAGTATGCTTGGACTCTAAGTTCCATCTGCGATTCATCAATAAATGCCATTGTATAACCCTTAGGGCATATAAACATTCTTCTAGGGTGAAATAACTCATTTCCATCTCTATCTAATAGTGCATTTTTAGGTTGTTGTTGCATATCACAACTAACTCTACCACTTACAGCTCCATTATTATTCATATCAGTATGTATTCTCCAAGTTTTACTTTCTTCATTCCATATCATAGAATTAAGTTTACCATCTACATAAGTACTTATCCATTTATCTAGTGTCCTTAATTCCAATATATCCTTACATACTTTTATACACTCTTCATTAGGTGATTTCTCAATTATATATTTAAGTGCTTTCTCATCAGCTTTTTCACTTACTACACCATATTTTCTTTTAAGTAGGTCTTTTATATAATCATGCTGTCCTACCGTAAAATCTTCTCCAGTATAGAAGTTAAGCTCCCAATAAAGTAAATCTCTATAAGCAACTAGGTCTTTTCTAGCGTTTATTACATAATCTACATCCACTTCTAACCCAACGTTTTCCATTCTAGCAATAACTGGTATTAGTTTACTCTCACGTTCTAACACTTCAGTACCAGCCACTTTTTCTAATACTGGAAGAGCTTTCTTTAAGTATTCATTAAGAATAACTACATCATCAGCAGCATAGCTGGTCATTAAATCTGGTTCTTGTTCATATACATCCTTATAATTTGCAGGAATAAAATGTTCATCTATGTATTGATACACTTTATTGTCATCATTTACGAATCTAGTTCTATATTTGAAATAATCATCTATAACTTCAGTTAATTTTCCTGTGCCTCGTATAACACCATTTTTAGACTCTGTACCGAACTTTTCTTCTGGGAAGGTAATTATAAGTCCTTTTCTTAATTCTTCTCTCCTAGCTTTATTTATTTTATTCACAATGTCCTTTATAACCTTACCTGCGAATTTGGCATCATCTGCAACATATTTTTGTCCTAAATTCTCTAAAGACATACTTTCTCTTTCATCTGCAAACTCAGTAAGTCTTGCAACAGTTATACTATCATATATTTTAACATTATCAGGAATAGGTGAACCCCCATTAAGTACCATGTGGTAGTCATATTTAGCATTATGAGCAAATAGGGGTATGTTATTTTGTTCAATAACTTCAATAAGTTTGTTGAAATGCTCTGAATTATATGGAAATGTATACACATTTTTGTTAAAACATACAGATACTAGGAAGGGCTTACTTGTTATAATGTTAAGCCCATCAGTTTCAGTATCAAAGCATATATATTGTGGTTTTTCTGTATTTATATCATTTATTAATGTATCTATATTATCTTTTGTGTATTTATACTTGAATTTTTGGTATAAGAACATCTTATCTTCCACCTTTCCAAGTATATAATACATTAGTTAATCCATTTATACCTTCTAAGAATCTATTTATTTCTACTCTAGTGAAATTCTCAAATGATGAATTGGTTTGTCTATCTAACTCATCCAACCATTTTTGAGTTACAAAAATCTTAGGGTCATATAATTCACTTTGAGTATAAATATTACTAGGGTTTATATGTAGAAAATCCTTACACATTTTATAAGTAGATTCTCCATAACAAGTCCCCATAAATATGACTTCTTGTCTCCACATCTTTTTTCTACTATTTGCACTTCCTCTTTTTATATCAAATCTTTTATTAAGTACAACCTTAATTGGGGACTCTTGACACTTGAACATCTTTATAAAATTTTCAAATATACTCTGAGCCCCATTAAGTCCGAACTCCCTTTCAAATAGGTCATATAAGAGTATCAATCTTATTTCTAATACTCTTGGGTGGGTTTTATATTTTTCCAAATCTATCTCATCCAACATTATTCTCATCCTTTCCTTTAAAATCATCTATAAAATATATCTCGTTTGTTTCTTTTTTAGGTTCTACTAATACCCCACTATCTGTAGCTAAATCTTTAGATATTTTAGAAAATGCTTTTCTAAATTTATCAGTAGGGTAAACATTATCTCTATTTAACCTAATGAATTTTAATGCTACTAATCTATTGAATACTAAATAGAATTTACTATTCTCAAGTCCAGCAACAGTTGCAAGATTGCTTCTAGATGTACTACTCTGTCTACTAAGGAAATCCAATAGAGTAGAATTATTAACATATAACTTTTGTAAGTTTTCAACATCTGTAGCGTTACATTCACTATAAGATTTATATTCTGTAGCATATTCTTTTAATTTGAATACTTGATTATCATAAATACTTGTTAAATACTTAACCATATAATCTACTATTTCTCTAGTAACTATTATATTCTCATAGCTTTCATCCACATTTACAAGTAGACTTGCTAATGCTACACAAAATCTTGCTAGTTTCTTATCAGTTGTAGTCCCAAAAACTGGGAAATTACATTCAAATATACCATTTAATTCATCAGCTTTATCCCATATATAAGCTTCAACACCTTGAGCAAACACTACATTTTCAGGTTTTCTAGTCTGTACCCATTTTATTTTATGCCTGTAAGCATTTACATCTATTGGTGTACCTGTAAGCTCAAATTCAAAGGGATTAAATCTCTTTTCAACTTTTGGAATAAGTAAGAATCCATCATACCTAGATACATCCTCAGCACTTTTAATAAGTTCATTTAAAGGTTGTACCCCATTTGGGAATGTACTAAGGAATCTAGGATTTCCATTATCATCATTAATAGGGTTAGATATTGTTATCATCCTAAGTTTACAAGGTACTCTAAGTTCCCCACTAACTCTTGAAAGTCTTACTTCATTACTTGACCTTATATCTGTCATTGTTTTTATAAAGTCTGGTTTAGCTCCACTAAATTCTTCTAGTATTGCAAGTTTCTTATGTTGTCTAGGAATTGCTCCTATTGTATTACAATATGAGTTCCCAACAGCTTTACTACCACCTATCAAGCCCACAGTAGTTGAGGTTTTAAGTGATAAAAAGTGTCCGAAGTCATATAAGTCTCTCATTTTACTTGTAGTCTCAGACTTACCTACTTGGGTATCACCTAGGAAAAACACATCTAATGCCCCTCTTATCTTTTCTCCATATTTAAAATCTAATATACTATTAAATACTAAGTCTGTCATTAACCATATATTATAGTTCAAATGTTTTGCTACATAATGCTTAGCACTTTCATATAACCTATTTAGTTTCTCTTCTATTGTTCCGTTACTTTGGAATTTACTAAGTAGGTTTTTATCTAATACATAATTAGTTGTATCATCAACAGGTTTAATCTCATTTGCTATAGCAACTAACTTTTGATTCTTATTACCGAATCTATATATCCTATAAGATATTATATACTCACTACCAACATCTAGTTTTTCAAATGAATAAATATCTAAGCTTATAGGATTTGTTTCATTATCTCTATCACTAATAGATACCTTATATACTGGTACTTCTTTTCTTTGAATCTTTTGAATACCAGGTTCTTTTGGGTTTATTCCTACATAAGATTTTAATCTATTAGTAACATCAATATCACTAGCACTTACTTCTATTAAGTCTAATAATTGATTTAAGTTCCTTTTCTCTAAATACCAGTGTTTTTTCTCCCCCATATCTAAGGTATCATACTTGCTTTCAGTACAAGCAATCTTTTCAAAATCTACTATTGTAGGTACTGCATAGTTATCAGAATATTCACTAACAACAGTAATGATACTTTTTAAATCTTTTACTAATAACTTTTCTTCTAATGCTTCTCTAATAGTTTTGTAATTAGTATTTATGGTTGTTCTTTCAAAATCGTGTAATTCTAATAAGTAAAAGTCAAACACACTACAACCATATTTTGTTATAAAATCATAAAAGTCCTCTTTTTCTTCTTTTACTACCTCACCAATATTAATATATTTAATACTACTTACCTTATCAGTTAAGCAATTAAACATATTATTCATACCATTAACCCCTGCAGTGTCATTGTCATAACAAATTACTATATCTTTTTTATCAAAAGCATTTATTACATATTCATTTGGTAAAGCTCCAGCTCCACCAGTTAAAGTATAAGCATTTAGTCCTAAAGACCTTGCTAGGAGCATATCTTTCTCTCCTTCAAGGAAATAACAAGTATCTGTGCTTTCTAAGAATGGTGCATAGGGTAGTACCCAACCAACTAAAGCATTTTCTTGTGAAATCATTTTAGGAGCATCATTATACTTGAATATGTTGTAATTTCTTATGTCAACTAACATATTGTTATAGAAAATAGGTATAGATAGGAATTTCTTGTTGAATACTTTATTCATACCTAATTTCATATCACTTATAATCTGTTCACTTAAGCCCATAGTCTTAAGCTTTTCAACCATTTCAGTATCTGCCCATAGATTTGCCACATAAATATCCCAATTATCCACACAATTATAGGTATCTAAAAGTTTTATGGCTTCTATTTCATCAATTTTATTGATTCTAGCCATAAATTGTGGTTCATTGTAGCCTATATCACATACCCAACAATGAAATAGTCCTTTCTCAGTATTTATAGAAGCAGATGGGTGATTGTCTGAGTGGCTAGTGGAATGGACAGTGAACTTTCACTTCTTCAGCTTCCCATTCACTTATCTCAGAAAAATATTTCTTAAAGAACTCCATTCCTATATCACCCTCTTTCAAATTGATTTTTAAATACCTAAATCTTCAACTGGTTCATTACCATTTGCTTCAAGTACCTGTTCATCAGGTTTTTTAAATGATTTAACTCTATTAACAGTTTTCTTTTCTGTTGTTTCAAGTCCAGTATCTTTATCAGTTTTCTTTTTATCATAAGTATCAGTTATAACATCTGCTAAACATAACTTATCTATTGCTTTTGTAGGAATATCACTAGCTGCCATGTCTTTTTCACCTATTCCGTATAAGAAATTTGGAATAGCAAATGACATATTTGGATGTGTAGTAAGATTATAGAATATTAATCTTCCATCATATTCTCCTCCAACTACTGAAAGTTTTACAGTTGAGTTATAAAACTCACAATTTGAAACTTTGTCTCTAATTTGGTTTCCTTTTTCATCTACTAAAGCTTTACCATTTTCATCTCTTTGGATAACCATTACATCTTGAGTTTTCTTTTCCCAAGGTTTGATTTCAACTACCTTTAAATGATACTCTCCATCAGGAATAGGACTAAAATCACTATTTCCTCCAGCACTTGCTGTATATTTTTTATTTAAACTTGTATCTACCATAATTTATCTCTCCTAACTTTCTTTCTTTAATACATATTCATAATATTTTCCTATAATGTTTTTATCTAAAATGAATGATTGCATACCTTTGATTCTATCTTTTACTATATCTAATTGATAAATAGTAACTGCTCCAAACATATCTATACTATATAAGTAAACAACTCTATACACTTGTGTATATTGCTCACTATATAAGAAACAATATCCATATTTGAATAATTGCTTTAATATAGGACATATTTTAACAATTTCTTCTTTATCTAGTATTGTAGTTTCAGGTATAAGACTCTTTTCTAGAATCTTTTTATTATTTATGTAGAAATCTTCTATTGATTTATTTTCTTCTTCATTGTTGTTAGCTTTCTCTCTTTCATACCAAGCTTCTAAATTTGCTAATTCTTGAACTCTAAGATTTTCAAATGTATCTTTAATTTCCTTAGTGATATGTTCTTCAGTAGGTATTTCATACTTATTCATATCTGGAAACTCTTTATCTTCTTCAATACATTTTGAAGAATAGACTTCAAGTAATAATTTACTTATACAAGGTGATATTTCTAGTAGCTTGAACCCTTGTTGCATCCTTTTTATTTTATTAAATCTACTTTTACCTTGTATAAAACTTTCTATACCAAGAAACTCAGCATCATTAATATTGGTAATATAGTAACTATTATTACCTTTTTCATAAAATTGTTTATAGTATTTCATAATTTTTCTCCTTTATATTATTTCTAATTGTTTTTCTATTGCTTTTGTAAACTTAGTAACATCTTCAAATTTAGATATTTTTTCAACCAATTCTTCATCTGTATCAGTTACATTTAACGCAAAATTGAACTTAGATAAAATTGCTGGATTTAATCTTTGAAGTACTTTAACTATTTTATCTTCTTCTGTATTTCTAATTAAAGTTAATAAACTACACACATCATCAGGAATAGAAGATTCAACTTTTGTTTCTTCCACAACCTTAGGTTCTTCCACTTTTACTGGTTCTTCCTTAGTTTCTTCAACCTTTACAGGTACTTCTTTAATTTCTTCTATCTTTTCAACCTTTTTAATTTCGGGTTTCTTTGGTGTAGTCTCTTCATCAAATTGTAAATCTTTATTCTCATAAAGTTTTAAGCCAATACCTGTAGCTCTTGAAGCAACTTTTGCTAATGCTCTTTGTAATGCTTTGTTTATTAAGTTACTATCATAAGCTTTAACTGCTGTGTAATCACTATCTTGAATGGGATAATCTTCTATAAACTCCTTACCCATAAATGTTAATTTTACCTTTACAAAATGCCCAAACATTTTTGCTCTTGTTTCTTGTTTTACAACTCCATCAGCTGTAACATTTTGAAATGTCATATTAGATGAAGTCCATACAAGCTCCCCATTTTCATTTGCAAGTTTTTCAAATACTGCATCTGGGTCTTGCATATATGTAAGCCTTTCCATTGTAGCCCAAGGGATATAACTATTCCCTTTATAATTTTCTTTTAAATAGTCTTTAACTGATTTTGCTTCTTCAGTTTCTCCATTGTAATTTGCTAGATAAACTTCTAGCCAAGTTTTCTTTTTAGCTTCTGCCATGTTTTCTAATTCCTTTCCTAAATTCCATAATATTCTTCTAATTTTTCTTGTGTTGGTTCTTCTTCAATGATATCTTTATCAACACTTTTAGTTTCTTCTTTTTCTTCACAATTTTCACTAACTTTTTTATGTATTGGTTCTATAATAGCTTCTCCATATTCTGTAACAGGTTCTAGATAATAGTCCAACTCTTCAAGACTAAAATATTTTAACCATTTAGGTAAAAACATCTCTTTATCTGTAAGAACTATCTTTTTAATTCTAGGTACTGTTGTTGCTCTTCTTTCTAAAAGTAAACTCAATACTTCTTGTTTTAATGAAGATTTAATTCTATATTTCATTGTTTATCACCACCTTTCCCATGTGTATTCTAATAATCTAATTTTATAATACTAATTTATAAATATCAAGTCTTTTTGATATATTATATATAATGTATTTATTCATTCTTTATTCTTTCTAATGTTCTATATACTTTAAAATCCATTATCTTACCTAATTGTGCATCAGATATTCCATAATATTCTTTTATTTGACTTACTAATACAATAACATCAGTTAATTCTTCTGCAATATGTTCTATAAAATTATCACTATTTATTCCACTTTCTTCACAAATTGTTATTGCTTCTTGTAATTCAAATACCTCTTCTGCTAATTTTCTTTGTTGATGTTTAATACCGTAGTGGTTTATTATTTGAAGTAATTTAGTTTTCATTATTACTCACCTTTGCTTTCTAATCTAAATAATATCTTTGATGTTTATGAATAACATACTTGCCTATTTTGTCTTGATGTATTTTTAATTCTCTAACAGGTGTCATATCTCTTTTTTCATTGTATTCATCATTAAATGCACATCTAACTCTTTCATAAAGCAAAATTCTATCTTCATTAAATACTTTGGTATAGCCAAATACTGTTGCATATAATTGTATTTTCATACTTATTCTCCTTTGCTTTCTAAATGTCTTTTATAGATATCTCTTTTTTTAAATTCTTTTTCAAATTCATTTATTTTAAAA